ATGCCGGAGGGAATGTCCCAGCCGCGGGCGGCGCTGGGGACCTTGGACGACAGGCCGCCGACGGTGGCCAGCAGTGTGGCCATCGCAGCAATGGCGAGGAACGGGCCGACGTAGGGGATCGAGGCCATCGCCGACGCACCGCCGGAGCCGGCCGTGGCGGCATTGGCGGCGATCTCGCCGAGCGCCATTGCGCGCTTACGAACCCAGGCCGTCACCTGCGCAGCGATGATTCGCGCGATCTCGCCGGTGATCGACTGGCGGATCGATGCCCAAGCCGATGCGAGGCCCTGGCGCAGCGTCATCGTGCGGTTGAGGATGCCCTCGGTCGCGCGCTGCATGCCGCGCTCGGCGTCGCCCCAGAAGTCGTACTGGCCCTTGTCGGCGAGCTTGATGCCGTTGAGGATGTTCTTGCGCTTTTCCTCGTGCTCGACCTCGAGCTGCAGCACCTCGTTCTTGAGACGTGCCATCTCGACGGCATTGACCTCTGGATCTTTCTCGAGCAACGCAAGACGGGCCTGCAGTGCGGCGTGCTTGATTTCGTAGCGCTGCTGCTCGAAATTGGCTTCCATCGCCAAGTACTGCTGATGCGTGATTTCGCCGCCGACGAGCAGCGTGCGCGCGGCGTCTTGCTCGGCTTGCAGCTTGATGAGCTGCAGCTGCGCGGCGGTGTCGGCGTCGTCTTTGGCGATCGCGCTGCGCTCCTGCGAGCTCTTGCGCGCGATGGCGACCTCGAGGTCGGCGGTGCGCTTGAGGATCGCGACGCGGTCCTTGGTGGTGACGTCGGCGTTGTCGAGCAGGAAGCTCCAGAAGGCGAGCTCCTCGTCCTTGCTGAACTCGCGGCCGGCGGTAAGCACGGACTGCACGCGCTGCTCCTCGGCGAGCACCAGCTGGTAGTACGCCATGTAGCCCTCGGGGGCCTTGGGCTGCTCCTTCGTGTCGTCGGGCTTCTTGGCTTCGGGCGTGAACTCCGGCTGGCCTTTGACGGTGGCCGGGTTGACGAAGCCGCGACCAGCGCCCGCGTCACCGGCACCGCTCAGACGGGCCAGCTCCGCACTGGTCTTCAGGATCTCGGCGTTGAGCTCCTGCACGCGCTGCGTCAGCATGCGAAAGCGGCGCTGCGCCATGTCGTTTTCGGGGTCGCGCTGCAGCACGTTTTCGACGCCGATCAGAATGCTCTTCAGCCGGTCCGCCTGGTCGCGCAGGCCTGACAGCTTCGACTCGAGCTTGCCGGCGTCGTCGATCCCCATCACCTTGGCCAGCAGGGCGCCGATGCTGATGAGCGTGCCTTCGAACAGGCCGGCTTCCTTCGTCGCCTTGACGAAGTAGTCGGCGGCATTCACGAGCGACGGCACCAGCTCCTTGGCGATGGCGTTCGCGGCGCCCTGGCCGGCGGCACCGAGCTTGGTGAGGTTGTCGTTGAACTCTTCGGCCCGCTTGCCGGCCTCGTCGCTGACGGTGACGCCCAGCCGGCGCGCCTCTTCGCGCAGCTCAGCCAGGCCGGCGCGGCCCTGGTTCAGGAACGGGACCAGGCGCGGACCGAGCTTCTCGCCGAAGACGTCGACGGCGAGCGAGGTTTTCGCGGCGCCCTCCGCCATCATCGCGAAGCGGTCGGCCAGCTCGGTCAGCAGCTGGTCGGAGTCCTTGATGTTCTGCGGGTCGAGCTTCAGGCGGCGGAACAGTTCGACTGCCTGCTTCTGGCCCTGCTGGCCGTCGGTGAGCGTGGCCGACAGCTTGACCATGCCCTTGGTCAGATCCTCGACCGACAGGTCGGCCTGCTTGCCGGCGTGAACCAGCTCGCTGAAGGCCTGCGTCGAGACGCCGACCTTCTGCGCGCCCTTGTACATCTCGTCCTGCAGGTCGATCGCATGCTTGATGCCGGCGACGAAACCGCCGCCGGCGAGCAGCGCCGAGACGCCGGCGACCATGCCGGTCAGCTTGCCGAACGACGCGGTGAGGCCGCCGAACAGCCCGCCGATGCGGCCGTCGAGCTCGCGCGTGCGCGTCTCGACACGGCGCAGCGCGGCCGCGAACGGCGAGTCGTCGGCGTTGACCGTGTACTTGATCTGCTTGTCAGCCACGTCTCATTCCTGAGGTTGTGCAGGCGTCTGTACGGAATCGACCGGCTGCAGCATGCGAACCGGGGGGCGGAACTTGTCTTGCGGCGGACCGAGGACCATGGCGAGCTGCTCCATCGCGGTGCCCTCGCCTGGCTGCTGCGCCGTGCGGCCGGGCTTGCCGATGCCGAGGTAGCGCGCGACGCTCATGTGCACCGGCGGATTGCGCTTCCAGTACGCGGTGAGGGCGCGCAACTCGATCAGGGTGACGCTGTCGCGGCAGTGCTCGAAGGTCCATCCGAGACTGGTGGCGAGGTGGGCGTAGACGGCGATCCAGTCCCATGCGTCGCCGTCGCCCTCGGGTTTCCCGCGTCGGCCTCGCCTTGCGTCAGCCCCGACACGCTGAGCACCTTGGCGAACAGGTCGAACGCGTTGTCGGTGTCGACCAGCTCGCGCACCTCGTCGCGCGTGAGTTCGGGGTAGTTGCGCCGCAGCGCGCGGTGCACCAGGTCGACGACCAGGCGCACCTGGTCGATGACCTTGAGCGCGCTGAAGGACTCGAGGCGCTGTTCGAAGTCTTCCAGCGCGCCGAGGCTGAGCGGCGGGAGGACGTACGGCGCGCCCCCGAGCTCGATGGCCACACCTTTGAAACGGACGCTCACTCGCTCACCGCCAGCGTGCCGATGATGCCGCCGGAGTCGGCGAAGGCCTGGAAGCCGACCTCGGGCACCGAGAAGTCGTCGTTCTTGGCGCCCATCTTGAAGCCGTCGGCGATGCAGCTGTTGAGCGTGAGAACGCAGCTCTTGCCCTGGTACGGCCCGTAGAAGTCCGCCCGGAACGCGGGCGCGTAGCCCATCGGCTGGTTCGTGACGCTGATCCGCTTGGCCACGGTGCTGGTAGCGGTGTAGCGGTAGCTGATGTACATGACCACCGTGGTGTCGGCCGCGGCGAAGGTGTACAGGCCGCCGCCGGTGACGGTGTACTCGCCGGTGGCCGGCGCCGACGCCACGCGCTTGAGCGCACGGCCGGTCGTGGAGTTGATGACGCCCAGGTCGGCCGCGAAGGTGCCGCTGCTCGGCGGCGTAACGGTCACCTGGAACGGCGTGGCGGGCACCGCGGTGCCGACCGTGTCGTACACCATGGCGGTGAGGCCGTCGGTGGTGGCCAGGCCGAGGATCATGGTCGCGAGGAAGCCGGCGCGAATGTCGGCGACCTTGGCCTTGCCGCTGACGCTGCCCTTGCCGCGGCCCACCGCGACGGCGAACTGGTTCTGCCCGTGCAGCTGCTTGAGCTCGAACTTGAAGTCGAGCTCGGTGTCTTGCAGCGTGCCGAACAGCAGCGGCGTGGGGTTCGCGATGGCCGCACCTGCCGCGTCGGTGAGCGGGGTGCCCCACAGGAGGCCGGAGCCGAAGAGGTACATGAGGATCTCCTAGAGCAGTTGACGAAACGTGGGGCCGCTCAGACAGCGGCGTCGAGCGCGTGAGCGCGGGTGAGGTACTTGAAGAGGTAGAGCTGGGCGCAGTAGCCAAAGGGCAGATCCGCACTCGCAGCGCGCCACTCGCAGCGGTCGCGCCGGATGTCGGCCACCAGGCCGCGCAGCGTGGCGTCGGCCATCAGCAGCGCGTGGGCTTGCACCCGCACGCCGTCGGCAACCGACTGCCAGCTGGCACTGCGCACGCAGACGGTGACCGCGACGCGCAAGGTGTCGCGGTCGTCCTGCGCGATCGGCCGGAACGGGCCGGAGCCGCCGCCGAGGGCCTCGCTGTCTTCGTCGACGATCTCGACCAGGATGGCGGGCGACTCTTCGCGGGTGAGCGCGTCCTGGCGGTCGCGGTACACCTGCGCGCCGGCGCCGGTGGTGCCGGTGAGCAACGTGGCGATGCGCGCGCAGATCTGTTCGGCCTTGCTCGGCATGGCTACACCTTGCTGACGAGCGCGCGGCTGAAGGTGCCGTCGTCGACCTGGCGCGGTGCCTCGCGGACCGTGTACGCGAGCCCGTTGACCGTGACCGCCTGGCCGCGGGTGAGCGCGACTGCGGCGGTGCGGTAGGTGAGCTCGTACTGGCGCGAATGCGCACCGGCGCGCGACAGGTCCATCAGCTCGTCGGGTTGATCCAGCAGAGCGGTGAACGAGGTCGCGCCGGCGCTGCAGGGCACGCCGAAGTCCGCGAGGAACGCGGCCAGGTCTTCGACGACAGCCATCAGTCGTCCGCGTCCTGTGCAGGCGTCTGCACGTCGGCCGGCAGCGGCTCGAGCTTGTCGGCGTGCGCTTGCGCGACGTCGTCCTCGAGCTCGATCTGATCGCCGCCGGTCTTCAGCGAGCCGTCGGGCATGCGGAAGCTGCAGCCGCCGCGGATGGTGCGGGTCTGCATGTCAGGCCCCTGGCTTGCCGAGCGCGGCCTGCACGGCCGTGGCCACTGAGGCCGCCACCAGCGCGGCGAGGCCGGCCGGGCTCTGCGCCTGTGCCGCGATCGCGCGTTGCTCGAGGTCCTCCTTGATGGCGGCCGCGCGCTTCCTGACGTTGGTCTTGTCCTCCGCGCTCGCGGTCAACAGGCCCTTGGTCGGGTCGTCGGCCTTTTCGAGGTAGCGCGCGCGATCCATGCGGGTCAGCGAGGCCGCGTCGTCCTTGGACACTTCGACGGTGTCGCCGACGTCGGCGTGGCTGGCCACGGATTCGCCGGCAATCGTGCAGGCGACGAGAATGAGAAGTTTGATGCCCATCGTGGGCTCCTTTCGTGAACGGTGGAAAGCGGCGCGCCCGGGCGGGTGATGCCCCGGGCGCGGCCGAAAACTCGCGGCAACCGCGAGAGGGAGACAACCGAAGCGTCAGACGGTGAGCGCGTCCAACATCGCGGAGAACGACGTGGCGTAGCGCACCGACACGTCGACGTCCTGCAGCGCGACGACGCGCTTGGTGCCGCTGGTCGAGCCGGTGTACGGGTCGACCATCATGTCGAGGCCGCCCCACATGGCGATGATGAGGTCCGACCAGTTGCCGTACAGGATGGCCGAGCAGACGCCGGCGCTGGTGCCCTTGGTCAGGTTGCTCGGCACCTGGTTGCTCACCGCCGCGCGCGAGCCGTTCAGCTCGCCGCCGCGCCAGATCTCCTCGCCGTTGGTGCCCGAGAACTTCTGCGTGCGCTTGAGCTTGCCGCGCACCTTGGTGTTGGTGAGGTAGCCGAGCGCGTTGACCGGCGAGTTGGCGTTGGCCACCGCCGACTCGAGGTCGACGATGTGGTCCCACGCCGGCGCCAGGCCGTTGACGCCGCCGGCGACCGAGCCGATGCCCGAGGTGTTGATCACACCGCGCGGCTGGTTGCTCGCACCGGTGCCGGTGAGCGCACCCAGGTCGATCATCAGCGCGATGGTGCGCGCGATGTCCATGCGGATGAACGCCTCGACGGCGATCGACGACTGCAGCAGCAGGCGGCGGCTGTAGTCGACGAAGGCGCCCACGGTCTTGGGCGTGAGGGCGACCTGGTCGAACGCTTGCTGGCTTTCGGTCGGCGAGCCGCTTTCCGCCACCCAGTAGCCAGTGCTGCCGGCCGTGGCGCGCGGGATGGCGATGTTGCCCTGCAGGTCGGTCAGCATCGTGGCGCCCATCAGCATCACCGACAGCTGGTTGACCAGGATGTCGATGAAGCTCGAGGCGAGCAGCTCGGTGGCGACCAGGTGGCCGCCCGCCGTGGCGGTGCCGACCGTCAGGTCCCGTTGCCCGAGCTTGCCGCCGGCCATCGCGCGCTGGATGAACAGCTTGGCGGCCCGTTCGGCGTCGGCGCTGCGCACGTCGAGCGCCGAGCTCAGCACGTCCACGGGAATCGTGAACGCGCCGCCGCGGTCGGCGCGCACGTCGACGCGCTTGTCGGCGGCCGCACGGGCGCACTCGATCTCGAAGCCGGCCATCTTGCGCACCGACTGGTCGTCGGGCCACAGGGTGGCGGCGATCAGGTGGCCGAAGCGGAACTGCTGCACTTCCTTCTTGCTGAGGCCGATCTCGCCCGGGTCGGCGAGCTTGAGCGCGCCGCTCTTTTCGAGTTCGCCGAAGACGGTTTCGCGGAAGGCGTCGTACGCGGTGCCGGCCTCGATGGCGGCGTTGGCTTCGGCGCGCTTGCCGAACTTGTCGCCCAGCGCGCTGATGTCGCGCACACGTTGACGCTCTTGCGCCGTGGCGGCCTCGGACACGCGCTTGGCGTCGACGGGTTGCGGATCGACCTTGGCGGCCGGCTTGTCTTTCACTTCGTCACCCATGGTGATCTCCTTGGCACGTTGATGAACTTGATCGATCAGGCTGCGGATGAGGCGCTCTTGCGCGTCGCTGCGGCCGACACCGACCGTCGGGTCGGCAGGCACGGCGACGAGAGACACCTCGAACGGCTCCCAGTCAGTGACGCGGTATTCGTCGCCTTCGTCCCCGCTCTTCTGCAGCACCATTTCATGGATGCGGTAGCCGACGGAGACCAGGCTGCGGATGCCGTCGCGGACGTCCTGGAAGATTTCCTCGGCGCGTGCGCTCTTGCCAAAGCGCACGATGGCCCGCGCCATGCGGTCATCGCCGATCCACGCCTTCTCGACGACGCCGACCTGATCGCGGGTGCTGTGGTCGACGAGAAGCGGGTGTCGCGCGCTGTTCAGCCGGCCGAGGCGAACAGCGGTGCGATCGTGTGAGAGCACTTCACGACCCCACCAGCGGTCGTAAGGCTCCTCGGAACTGAAGGCCAGCTCGACGGTGCGCGCCTCGACGTTGATCGCGTCGCGCGTGAGCGTGGCGGAGCGCTCGAAGGTGACGACCTCGGTGTCACGCTGCTCGAGCACGGCGGTGTCGTCATCACTCTTCATCGGGCTTCTCCTTCTCGGGTTCAGATGCGGCAACGCCCGCAGGTGCGGGCGTTGCGACGGGTTTGGGCAGCAGGTCTTTGATGCGCTCTTTGTCCTTGGCGAGCTCGCGCCAGGTGGCCTCGGGGTCGCGGCCCATCTCGCGCATCACGGCGCTGTAGCTGGTGAGGCAGCTGTCGAGCTCGAGCTTCGTGGCCTGCATGTCCTTCAGCGGATCAACCCAGCGCCAGCGCCGGCCCTGCCAGACGGCGACGTTGTACTTTTCGAACTTGCTGATAGGCAGCTTGAGCTCGCCCGACACGAAGCCGAAGCTCAGCCACTCGGGCCACAGCGGCTCGTGCAGGCCTTCGCGAAACCAGCCCTGCAGGCACATCCATTCGTCCTGCGTCTCGAGCTTGCCGCTGCGGATGCTGCTGTAGTTGACGCCCTCGAGGTCGTTGGCCAGGGTGTTGTAGTCGGCGCCCATGCCGCTCGAGATGCCGCGCAGCATGGCCTTGACGAAGACATCGAAATTCTGGTGCGGGTAGTCCGGGTTGAACTGCTTGAAGTCGTAGCCGGGCGGCAACTCTTCGAAGGTGCCAGGCGCCGCATCCTTCACCAGCTCGGCGCTGCCGTCGTCGTTGTTGATCACCTCGTCGGCCAGCGCGCCGGCGTTGCTCGCCTGGTCGTCCGGCGGAATGTAGAAGCCCATGTTGCTGGCGCCGACACGCGCCGCGATCACCGCGGCCTCGACGTAGCCGCCGAGGTCGTTGAGGCTGCGCATCGCGGTGTGAATCCACGGCACGCCGCGCACCTGGTTCGGCTCCTCCTGCAGGAACAGATGCCACACCTCCTCGGCCGGCACGCGCACACGACGGCCGCCGCCACCGAACGAGTATTCGACGTCCTGCAGGAAGTGGTAGGCGAGCGGCTTGCCGACGGCGCTGACCTCGACGCCCATGCGGATGCGGCGGCCGTCCGGGAAGTCGGCACGGTAGGTGTCGTCGAGTAGCACCGGATCGATCACCTGCAGCGCGTAGCCGAAGCTGTTGACCGAGCGATCGCGCACACGTCGCACGATGGCCTCGCCGTCGCGCGCGCACATCAGGATGAGCAGGCGCTGCAGCTGCACGAACGAGAGGCGGCCCGTGACATCGCAGACGCCGCGCTTGGCCCATTTGGCAAAGGCCTTCTCGCACACCAGCTTGTCGGCCTCGTCGATGCTGCCGTTGTCGCGCAGGCAGGGCACACTGAGCGTGAAGCCGTTCGGCCCGACAACATGGTTCTGCACCATGCGCAGGAACTTCTTGACGTAATCGTTGTTCTTCGCGAGCTGGCGCGACCGGCTGCGCAGGATGCGCAGGCTGCGCTCGAGGTCCTCGTTCAGCGAGACGTGGTCGCCGTTGAAGCTGGACGTGAGGTTGTTGACCGCGGCGCCGTTGAAGCTGCGACGCACCAGGCGCGTCGGCGCGCGCCGTGCAGGCGTCTGCACAGCCGCGTGGCGCTGCTGCTCGCGCGCGGCGCGCCAGGCGGTGAGCACGGTGGAGCCGGGCTGCGACACGCGCTCAACGTCGTACCAGGGCTGCGTCTTCATCAGATTCTCGAGAAGATGCGGCGGCCGAGCTGTACCGTGCGGCCGGCAAGCAGGTCTTCGCTGGCCACCTGGCGCTCCCAGTACGTGATCAGCTTGATGATGTCGGCCGTGCCGTTGAACTCCATCTCGCGCTCGCCGATCTTGTAGCGGCGCTGCGTCGGCTTCCACGCGGCCAACGCGGCGCGTGCATCGTCGAGCGCCTTGTGCGCCAAGCTGCGGCCGTCGAAACCGGCGGCGGCGGTGCGCGGATCGGCCTTGATGACGATCTGGCCGTCCTGGACGGTGTACTTCTCGCCGCTCTTGTCGACCCAGGACGACCATGTGTAGTTGTCGGCGGTCCAGCCGGCCGTGGTGGCCGCGGCCACCAGCACGCGGTGGTCGTCACCTTCGGCGGTGGCCGTGATGGTGATGGCTGCGTTGGCGGCCGTGCGCGGTACCAAGCGGTACCTGAGAATCCAGCTCTGCGACGCCGGGTACTTCGGCGTCGAGGTGAGGAAGTTCAGGCTGTCGCCCGCGATGAGTTCGTTCTGCATCAACCGATCCTTCGCGGAATGCCGCGCAACGTGGCGCCGCCGATGCGTTCCGGGCTGTCCTTCAACGTCGAGGCGCCGACACGCCGCGTGCCGCCTGCGGGCCAGGTGGGCGTGACCACGGCCTCGCCGACGGTGCCGTTCGTGCTGTCTGCAACGGTGACCGACTCAGTGACCGCGCCGCCCATCACCACCAGGCCGGTGGCTGCGTCGATCGCCGGCGAGCTTTCCGTCAGCGTCGCGGTGCCGACGAGCTGCGCCGCCAGCACGTCGGCGGCCGAGAGGGTCTCGGCGCTGCCTGCGACGAGCGCGCTGGTGGCGCTTTGCGTGTCGACAGCCGTGACCGACTCGTCGACCGCGGCCGCATAGGTGGCGCCGCCCCAGTCCGCGGTTTCCGCCGCGGTGAGCGACTCGGCGATCGTCGCCGGGACGATGAGTGATGCGCTCAGAGGGTCGGCGGCCGCGACAGTCTCGGTCACAGTGGCGGCGAGCGTCGCAACAGCGCTGGTGCTGTCAGCCGCGGCGCCGGACTCGGCGATCGCCGATGCGAACACTGCCGCGGCACTTGTGGTGTCTGCAGCGGCACCAGACTCGGCCAGCGCGGCGGCGTGCACGACGACGACGCTGCACGTGTCAGCGGCGGTCGCGGTTTCGGACACGCTGACTTCGTAGGTGGTGCCGCCGGCCGCGACGGACCAGAACGTCGGCTCATTGCGAGCGAATAGCTGCCAGGGGTTGACCACCAGCGCATCCATCTCGGCATCCGAGAGGGTGCGGCCCCAGGCGGCAGCGGCGTAGAAGTCGCCATGGCCCTGCTCGATGAAGCCGGCGCTGAGCGAGATCTGCCCGTCGTGCGCGGCGAGCGCCGAGGTGTTGGTCGCGGTGCCTTTGGCGATGACATTGGTGCGCAGATAGCGCGCAACACATCGGCACCGCCCATCGGCGTGGTGGTACGAAACGACGACGACCTGCGGCTCGCCATTGGTCAGCGCGACGCCGAGGCTGATGTCGGCCACGCCGGACTTGGTGAGGCGCCATGTCGCACCGTCGCTACCGGTGTTCAAATGCAACCCATCGAAGTCGTCGCCGCCGAGCTTGATGAGCTTGGTAGTGTTCGCTCCAGCCAACGGTGTGACGACGAGCAGGAAGGTGATGTCCGGCCCGGTTGAGGTGTTGTAGCCCTTCCAGCGAATGATGTTGTCGTTGGCGCCGCCCGGGAAGAAGCGCGCCACACCGGCCGCGCCGGGCCGGTTGACGAGCTCGGTGCCGGTGCGCGCGCCGAGCTGACCGTTCGCCAGGTTCATGTCGCCGGCGGTGGCCGACCAGAGCACGCTCAGACCACGAGAGAGAGGGTTCGAGCGGTCGGCCGGCGCCGGCAGCGGCGGCTGCCGATTCCAACGCTGCCTGGTCGGCACGGTGCGCATGGCTTACACGGTCTCCGGCTTGACGCCGACAAACTCGAATACGTGATTGCCGCCGGTCGCGTTGAGCGCGACGCCGGTGTTGTGGGTGACGAAGAGGCCCCAGAACTTGGGCATCACGCCGCCGAAGAACTGCGCGAGCGCGGTGGCGGCCATGTAGTAGTCGCGATCGCTCGTGACCGCGTCGACATCGAGCGTGGCGATCAGCCTGAGCAGGCCGTTGCGCACGCCGGCGGACGTGATGGTCTCGGCGCTGTCAGCGCCGTCGAGCACGTCAAGGGCGGTGGTGACGAGCGACGTGTCCGAGCCCCAGACGTAGATCAGGATCTGCGTGTTGGCAGTGGGCGACGTGCCGACGCGCACCTTGCCCTGGACGAATACGTCGGCGTAGCGGTTGCTGGTGTTGTCGACTTGGTCGGACTCGCGCCCGGCGAGGAAGGTGGACGACGAGGCGAGCGACGCGATGGCGATCGCGATGGCTGTCTTGGTGGCGTACAGCGGGGTGGTGGTGGACATGGCCTACCTCACACGGCGAAGGCGTCGACCGCGGCGTCAACGGCGGTCTGCACGGCCGCGTCCGATGCGCCGGTGATCTGCGCGAGCGTCAGGGTGGCGTTCTGCGCGAGGATGGCCCACAGCATGGCCTTGGTGACCACGGCGTTCTGGTCGGGGTCGAACGCCTTGCGCGCCCACGTGAGGCGCGCGGCCTGATTGGTGGGCGGCGTGGCGGCGGTGCGCACCTTTTCGGCGGCGATGACGCAGGCGACGCGCACCTTGTTCTTCAGCGTGTCGTTCTCCGACGCGACGAGCAGTTCGGCGTACGTTGCCATTTCAGCGTCCGAAGTTGGGCGTGGAGCGGATGTGCGCGATGCAGTCGGCGCGCACGCGATCGAAGATGGGGTCGCTGATCGGCCTGGTGACGTGCCGCCTCCAGGCGGCGCGGGCGGCGGGCAGCTTGTCCGGCGCGTTGCGGATGGTCGTGAGACGGTCGCCGATGTTGCGCAGCAGAACCTCGGGCGTGCCGACGATCAGCGTCAGCTTCGCGCCGTCGGCGTGCGGGCACCACCACCACGCCCACCAGCCGTTGAGTGACCAGCCGCTGACCGCGTCGCTGCCAGCGCCGCCCTCTTGCTTCGGCAGGCACTGCAGTTCGCCGGACGTGGGCGGGGCGTCTTGCGCGCGGGCGTCGGGCGTGAACACGAGGGCCAGCAGGACCAGCGCCAGCAGCCAAGCGGCGCCGGCGCCGAGCATGCGCGCGGTCTTCGTCAAGCGATGCATTCGAGGTGCCTCCGAAGTCTCGCCACCAGTTGGTGGCGCAGTTGGCAGACGCGCGACGGGTGGACGCCGCCGAGAATCTGCGCGATGTGCTCGTTGCTGTGGCCTTCGATCGACAGTGCGGCAACGCTGGCCAGCGCGGGCGGCATGTCGGCGATAGCCGCGACCGCGCGGTTGACCTTGAGCAGCAGCAGCGGGTCGGCCAGATCGACAAGGCTGTCGGTGACAGCCTTCGCGGCGGCAGGTTCCATGGCGTCGAGATCGACCGCGCGACCTGTGCCGGCGCGGCGCTCGCGGAACGCTCGTGCGCGCAGGTCCAGGATCGCGCGGCGGGCGCCCTTGGCCAGCCACGCGACGTGATGCCCCTGGTTTTCGAACGACATCCCGACGCTGTCGCGCCGCATCAGCCAGACGCGGATCTGGGCTTCCTGCCGCATGTCGTCGACCGTGACCGAAGGCATCGGCGCGTAGCGCCTCGCCTGCTCGAGCGCCACGGAGACCGCACGCAGCTCGAGCGGCGTGAGCTGCTCGTCGATGAACCCCGCTGCAGCCATTCGCTTCAGGCCTCGGCAGGGTCCGCCCGGATCTCCGCCTCCTTGAAGAAGCGGCGGTGTGTCTCGCCGGCACCGTCGGCGTACTCAACTTCGTACTGCACATCGTCGTCGACGAGCCGCGTGCCGACGACCTGGCCACGAATGACGGGGACGACCTGGCGCACCGGGTCGCCCTTCTTGAACGCGAGGGGCATGTTGATCTCCGTTAGACCGCCAGCGAGTAGCTGACGTTGAGGGTGTCGCCGTTGGCGACCACGCGGTCGCCGCCGGTGAAGAGGCCGGCGCTGAGCAGCGTGCCGGTGGTGCCGTCCTTGGTGCTGACCGTCGTCATGAACGAGCCCTTCACGGTGCCGGCCTGCGTGATGCTGAAGGCGAGCGCCGAGCTCAGCGCCTTGGAGCCGGCCGATGCGGCCGACCAGGCGGCGGTCGGGCGCGCGCCCTGCGAGTAGTTCGGTGCGTTGGTCGGGCCCGCCTCCGTCCAGCCGGCGTGCGATGCCATCGTGTCGGCGGCGGCGATCGCCGTGTACGACACCGAGCTGATGAGCCCGAGGTAGAAGGCGGCGGTGTAGGCGCTGCCGGCGAGGTAGTTGTCGAGCAGGTGGTTCTTGCCGACGGTGACGACGGTGTTGCGGTAGCTGTCTTCCCACGCGAGCTCGCGCGGGAACGCGTCCCACTGCGCCTGCAGGCGGCGCGCGAGCGCACGGCGCCAGACCATCCAGCGCGGGGCGGCGAGCGCGCGCTGCAGCTGCTCGAACACCTGCAGCGCCTGCTCGCGGTACGGCGCAACGACGCGCCAGCACTGTGCGGTGAAGACGCCTTGCGCCTTGGCCGCCTCGTCGGTGCTCGCCTCGCGCGCAATGCTGGCGCTGCCGCGATCCTCGGCGTTGGCTCGATCCTGTTGCATGTTCTATCTCCAACGGTTGACGAATCCGCGCCGCTTGGGTGGCGACGGGCGGCGCGCGGGTACGGGCGCCCTGATGGCTTCGGCCTCCTCGGCCTCGGGCTCGACGATCTCTGCGTCGTCGGCTTGTGCAGGCGTCTGCACCGGCGCGCCGTCGTCGAGCAGCTCGAGTTGGCGGACCTTGCCGAACAGCTTTTCGCGGTTGCGGAACACGGTCTCGGCGTGCTGGCCCGACATCGCGTACAGGTACGCGGCGTACAGGTACACCTCGCAGTCCCAGGCCTCGTTGCGCTCGGTGCCCTTGACCCACCACAGCGCCTTGTGGCCTTGCGTGTCGCGGCGCCATTCACGCTTTTCGCTGCGCAGCTGCTTGAAGTAGTCCGCCTGGAAACCGAGCGGGAAGTGATAGAACCCGCCGCCCGGCTTGCTCAACCGCAGCCGGCCGTCGATCAGGTTCTTGATCGCCTGCGTGCCGATCCAGCGCAGCTCCACACCCCCCGGCACCGCGGTACCGCGCCAGGTGAACTCGATCTTCTTCGGCCGTCCGATCTTCGGCGCGTCGTAGCTCTTCGCGCCGCGCACCGCGAACCAATGCTTGCCGCGCAGCTGCGCGTCGCGGCAGAACGCGTACACGTCCTCGGCGTGGTGGCCGCCGGCGTCGATCGCGGCGGCGTCGACCCGCATGACCTGGCCGCTCTCGTGCTTGATCGGCGCCTCGAGCAGCGCGCGCAACTTGGCCCAAGTCTCCGGCGACGACGGGTTGCCGTAGATCTCGCCGTGCCAGGTGCCCCAGCTCTCCTCGCCGCGGCCGAAAACGCGGATCACGACCGCGAGGCGGTTGTCCTGCGTGTCGACGCCGGCCAGGCAGATCAGGCCGCCCAGCGGGCACGTCATCAGCTCGTACTGCTCGGCGCGCTGCTGCAGCTGCTCGGCGCCGAGGTCGCTGCGCACGTCGTCGGTCCAGCACTCCCCGAGCTGGTTGTTGACGAAGGCCTTGAGCTTCTCTTCGTCGCCCTGCGCGGCGATCCATTCGCCGACCAACGCGGCCCACGGGCGCCAGCCGATCGGTGCCGCCAGCGCGTTGATGTGCCAGCTCGCGACGCCCGGCTCGCCGACCGCGGTGGCTTCCCAGTACGCGAGGCCTGCGGCCTTGGCGTCGGTCTCGGTCATGCCAGGCGCGCGCGGCGCGTAGTTCGCGCTCTTCCACGTGTGCTCGGCGTTGAGCGCGCCGCACTCGCTGCAGGCGTAGCGCGCGGTCGCCGGATCGCCGTCGACCCACTTCATCTGCGACCACTGCAGGTGCTGCGGGTGGCGGCAGTCCGGACAGTGCAAGAACCAGCGCCGCTGGTCGCCGCGCTTGAAGTTCTTGTTGATCGCGCTGCGGCCCGAGACCGTCGGCGTGCCGTCGCCGTACATCTTCGCCTTGCGGCCGAAGTTGCTCATGCGAGCACGCGCCAGGTCGATCGGGTGGCCCTGGTCGCCGAGGTCGGTGACGTACTCGTCAGGCTCCTCGAGCTTGACGTAGCGGATGGTCGCCGACTTCAGCGCGCCCACGCGGTTGGCGCCGACCAGGCGCATCACGCCGCCCGGGTACTTCTTGCGCAGCTTCGTGTTGTCGCTGCCTTTCTCGTCGGGCGGCCGGATGCGCCGCCGCAGCTCGCGCGTGTTCGCGCGCATCGGCTCGAAGCGCGTCAGCTCCCACTGCTTCGCGTCGTCGAGCGTCGGGAAGACCACCAGCAGCGAGCCGGCCGCGGTGCAGATCCACGCGCCGATCAGGTTCTCTCCGCTGACCGAGCCTCCGATCTGCACCGGCTTCTGCCACCAGCCCTCGCGGTACGGCGAGCCCGGCGACATCGTGCGCTGCACGTCGATCACGTACGGCGTGCGCGCGTTGCGAAACGGGCCCGGCTCGGGCGTGTCCGGCGGCAGGATCCGGTTGGCCTCGGCCCACTCGTCGACCCAGACTTTCGCGTCCGGCCGCACCGCGTCGCCGATCGCCTTCAGGTACGACTCAGTCGGCGTCATCGTCGTCGCTGTCGCGCAGCACCTTCGTCGGATCGAAGCCGCCGAGCGCCTTGGTGAGCTCGGCCTCGATCAGCTGCTCGACCATGAAGCCGTCGGTCTCGGCAGCACATTGATCCTTGATCCGCGCCGGCACATTCAACACCGCGTCGCGCAGCGATCGAAACGCCGTGAACGCGAGGCGCTTGGCCTCCTCCACGCCGATCAGGCTGCCCTTCAGCTCGTCGAGCTCGATCTGCTCGCGCTCGGCGCGGATGCGCTCACGGTTCGCGCGGTGCTCGCGGTAGGCGGCGTTGTTCTCGTCGACGTCGTCGGTGTCGTCCTCGCTGGCGGGCGCCGATGGATCGTCGGCGCCCGCCCCCGCCCCGGATGCCAACCCGGCTTCGGCCTGCGGTGCTGCATTCCTGTGACCCGGTCCTGCGCTGTACAGCAGCGACTGCTTGGCCGGGTCGGTGTTCGCGTCCCAGTCGCGGTCGGCCTGGTCGGAGTCGATCTTCTTGTCAGCCGTCACCTTGATCCGGCCGGCCTCGATCGCCTTCTGCACGGCCCGCAGCGTGACCTTCCGGTGCCGCGCGTACTCGCGATACCCCATCAAGGCCATGACCGACTACCCCGTTTTGACGACTGACTACTCCCCTTGACTACCGGGCCGACTACCCTGTGCAGACGCCTGCGACGACACGCGCAACGGGCCTCGCATTACCCGCGTGGGCGACTTCCCCGGGAGGACCCGTTCACCGTGCAGAGGACTCGGCCTCGACGATCGCCCTGGCCAGGTGGGGCTCGAAGCGGGCGAGCGACACGCGGCGACCGATCGAAGGCAGGTCCATGCGTGAGTCGTATGAGGCCTGCCTCGCTGCCAGCATCACGGGGATGGCCGAGCGCCCCTTGCGCATCCAGACGCCACGCTTCAGCGTGCCGCCCCTCGACCAGAACATCTCGCCGGCCTTCTTGGCGTTGGCCCTGCTGCGACTGGACTTCGTCTTCCAGGAGGAAGGGTCGAGGCCGAGCCGCAGCTGCGACATCACTTGCGCGATCTGGCCGCGCGCCATGTTTCCGTAGGCATCGAGCCGTGCGCCCGATGCCGGCACGAGGATCTCGTTCGAAGAAATCAGCCCTGCCCGCTCGGCGAAGCGCTCGAGGCCCTTGCGCACTCGGAGCCCGCCGTAGTACTGATGGCGGTAGATCTGATCGGGCGAGTGCGCCGCCTTTGACGGAAAGCGGTCCTTGATCTCAACCGATGCGATCAGGCTGTCCTTGCGCGCAGGCTTCACGAACAGCGAGCGCTGAGAGAACGGCGTCGGCCGGTCCCACACACGGCCCATCTCGGTGTAGGCCGCTGCCTCGATGTCCTTTGCGGTCCTGGTCAG